GCGACAATCAGTTGTCCATTATTGACCCATGTTTCATCAAATATGAATGCCATTTAACCTCCAGTGCTTAAATATGACGTTGGTTTATCAGTTGCTGCTGACACACCTTGAATGATTTTTGATAATATTTGCATACCGCAAGGAGCATCAATTGATAAGAATTGATTTGCTCTAATTCTCATTCTAGCCCTTGCATCTATATTAACATTATTTGAGTTAATGTCAATCTTATTATGTGCCTCCATATTTATCTCCTCTCTCGCAACTAATTCAATCTTATCACCCTCTAATCTAATGTTACCATCTGTTGCCTTGATTATTATATCACCATTCTCTGCCTCAACAAAAATTGCATTCTGACCCTTTACTAAATCCTCACCTGTAACTATTTGTGTTGCTCCGGGTGATACAAGAGTCGTCCATCCTTTTCTTTGACCATCTTGATCCATGGTAAAGAAATGTCTGCCATCAAGAGCACGAACTTTGAAACTCGACGTGACATCTTTCTCAGATGATACACCACCAAATTGAATCAGTGCATCCTGAGTTCCTATCGCTTGTGTCCAATAATTTTTCTTTTCTGACATGATTAATATTTAGTACCCTCCATATCCACCTCCTCCACTTGGTGGTGGTGATGGTGGTGGAGTTGGTGATGGTGCTGGAGATGGAGCAGGAGCAGGAGCAGGACTTGGTGCGGGTGCTGGAGCAGGACTTGGTGTTGGAGATGGTGAAGGAGGAACGTAGGTTGATGATTGAGTGATTTCAGGTTCAGGAGTGACTGTCTGTGTCTCAGGAGAGGGAGTTGTCGTCCTGATCGTTTGATCTTGTCTGACAGTTCTTGCAACAGGAACATTTACGCCACTGATACTTGCTTCTCTCGATTCAAAAACTCTTATGTTTGTTCCAGATTTGGTTGATGATCCAGCAAACTTAACTCCATTTTTAAAATATACATTACCATAATATTCTTTTCCACCAATGTAACCATTTACATTCAACCCAACGAGATCGAATACTTGAACAATATCTTTTGCGATCGGTTCGACCGGTTGTGGATCACGAACCACATCAAATACAGGGGTAAAGGATGCGTTTAATCCTGTGTTTGTTTTCATTCTAATCGTAGGTAATTCAGTAAAATTACCAGCTTGTAATACTTTTACACCTGATATTTTTCCAAATGGTTCACAAACATATGATAATTGAGTTCCATTTGCAGGTTCAATAACGATTTCATCTTTACCACAATCATAATTAATTCCGGGATTATTTACTCTTACCTCAGATAATTGAAGAATAGCAGGATATTGAGGTGCTGCTGCTTTCGGTGGTAAGTATCCCGTTCCTGTTTCATTAATTATTATTCTTACAACTACACCGTCTTTTATCTCAGTATTTAATACAGCACCATTACCGCTACGACATGGATCAACTACTGTAACAAACGGTGGTGTTTTATATCCAAATCCCCCATTTACTAAATCAGCAGCAAGAAGATTGCCTTGACGATCAACAACAGGATTTGCCTCTGCACCAATTCCACCACCACCAAAAAATTCAAGTGTGGGTGGAGGACATGGTTGCGGGCCTACTTTACATGGATCAGTTCTCAATAAGTTCTTTGATGTCAACTGATTGACCTCATCAATTGAAAGATACTCAACTTTATTATCACCATTCAAAAAAATATAAGTTGTCCCCGGATTGAGTGCCTCATATGCGTTTGCTTGAGCGATCGACTTTCCTTTAACGTACCCATCATCTTCGCTGATGTAGCCAACTTTGATATTATCGTTTGAAATTGGTGCTATTCCCATTATTGATCACCACCATCATTCAATGCTAAATCTATGGGAGATTGTTTTTGTAGTCTTTTTAACTTTAAATAATCACGAGGATTTGTAGGATCAAGTTCTGGATACGCTTCTAATAACCTTTGAGGTATCCCACTTTTATTTGTTTTTTTTACTAAATTCAAATCTGGTAAATTAAATTTCTTCTTCGGTGTTATTCCGAAAGATCCCTCTGGTAGATTAGCAGGAATGCCTGTTAACTGTTCAACTCTTTGTTCAATTCTTACTTCTTCAGAGATACCAAAAGATCCTGCGGGTAGATCATCGCCAGAAGGAGTAGAGCGAGTTCTCACAGCTGATGAAATATCGCCAGCAGAACTAAGACGATTATCAAGTGCTTGTTGTGCACCCTCTGCAGAAATACCAAAAGATCCGGGTTTTAAATCATCGCCAGAAGGAATATTTTCCTTAACTTTAGAGATTATATTATCGTTATTTACTTTTCCAGATTTAGATCCATCCTGTGACTCTCCACCTGATGAGAGAGTTTGTGTATCTGTTGGAGGACACTCATCAGGTGGATCACATTCAAGAAACGCTGCTGCTGTTGACATAAATGTAGATGCAAGGGCGAGATCAAAATCCAATCCACCTAACGCACCAAATCCACCAATATCAATACCTGATAGAGGAAGTCTACCTCCAAGAACATCTGTTAATATTTGTGGTGCAGCACCACCTAAATTACCCAAAGAATTTGTTAATGATGCGATGTCACCATTTTTAATGGCACCAAGTGAAGCACCAACGGCACCCATTAATTTTGAATCTATTCCTAACGGGCCTGCTATTCCTTGAAATGCACCCACAATATCACCATTATCGATTGACTGAATTGCGGTTGATAAACCACCTATCGCTGCATTACTGCCAGAAAAATCGACGAGTGATGTCAACGCTGCTGCATAATTTCCTGCTTTCAATGCGGTTGTAATCGCACCAGATTGACTCGCATTTATACCGATTCCAGCACCAAGTGCAGCTGCCAAACCTCCAAAAAGATTTCCATTTTCTAAGTTAGCAAGCACGTTTTCTTGTGATAATATACTCGATAATCGACCTTGTGTTGATGTACCTGATCCGGGTGCGAGTGTGACAATTGCCTCTTGATACCCTTGAGTGATATCCCCCATCACATTTGAGAATACATCTGCAATGAGATCCTCAGTCTCACATGGATTTGAAGGTGTGTAAAATCCATCTGGTGGAAGGGGTGGAATAAGTCCAGAATTGTTTCCAGTTGGTCTTACTTGATTACTATTTTGAGGTGTTCGATTTTGTTTTTTTGCTAAAGAATTTCTTACTGCAGCAGCGATTAATCGTGCAAGATCACCTTTGATCTTATTAAATACACAACCAAGTTTACCTTGTGCTGCAACATTTGCTTCAAGATTATCTAATCTATCCGTAATATTTGCTAGTTTATCAATACTTCTTGTTGCATCATTTAATTTTTGACTTAAAAAATTTTGAGTTTTATTAAGACTTGGTGTTAAAGATTTTGCTGATAATACTGATGTTTTTTCTATTAACTTATCTATATCTTCATCAACATTTTTTGATGCTGCTGCGGGGCCATAACTATTTAATTTCTCCATCAACCCTTGATAATCTTTTTGGAAATTACTCATATGAGTCGCCATCGATGTCAGAGTATTACCATGTTTTGGACACTCAATTGGTCTCTTTTTTGAGTTTATCTTCTCTTCGTTCTTTGTTGCTGCATTATTTTTATTAACACAATCAGTTGACTCAGATGCACATGATGACCTTGGTTCTGTAATTATTAATTCAGCATCTGAAGCCTTAGTAGTGCCATCATCTTTATGAAAACTTTTTGGCATAAAGGTGTTTGGTTCACCTTTAGCAGATCCAATACCCGGTATAATTGTCTTTGCATTATTTCCTAAACATCCCATGATGACAGGGACTTGTTCATCGACTCCATCTAAAAAGAAACCAAAGACAAACATTCCCTCCTTGATTCCGGGAGTTTGAAATGATCCACCTTGACCACCACCCCACACGGAGTACATAACTTGACACCAAGGTAATTGATCAGACTCAATCTCAGCCTCACCCGGATCATGGAGTCCCATGATTCTTACTTTATATCGATATCCCCAACCCGGCACATCCTCTGGATTATCATAAGAAGTATCTGATTGATTGTCACGCCAAGTTGATGAGTCACAAACTTGGCCTAACCACCAATGAAATTGTGACCCAACAAAACCGGGATTATATAAACCTGATACTTGTTCCATTAATCATCGTAAACTAAACACTCTGGTTCGTCAGGGTGCATATCACAGAATAATTCTAAACAGTTTGGATCATGATGATCTCCTGCTTCGATTTCATCGTGATGATG